GGTATGCTGTTCTTCCACCCATATTTATATTCTCTATTCAGTTTTGATTTTTGGAATTTTTGAACTGAATTGTTCAAGACTAATTACTAAGCAGTAATCTTTACTTTGATAAGCCTATATGGCTGATAAGCGTTTGGATATTTCTCTCTATCCACTTTACTGATAAACATATCATATGGTCTAGTCCATACTCTCTGATCCTTTAAGCTCTGATATACAACCATCTTTTCTTCTGTTTCTGTATTAGTTCCAATGGCAACAATCTTATAGAAATCACCTTTGAAATGTTGTACTGTGTCTCCTGGTTGAAAATCTCTATCATATGTAAACGTCAAATCACCTTTTTCACCTTGCTTAATATGTCCCAATATCTGAACATTCATTGTGATAAATTCACCATGCTTTAAAAGTTCGTCCTTTTTAATAAGTGCCACCTTATCAACTAAGTAACCATCCTGTTTTTCTTCACAAGTAACTGTCTGACCTGACTTCCAATTATTTCCAAAATCTTCATTAAATCTAAATTCTGTCACTTTCTCACCTCCACTTGTACATTCTTTTCTTATTTTTTACTCGCTTCCCATAAACATTCCAATATATTTGTTTTGCTTTTATCCTGTAACTTACAACTCATTTCATAATCTGTGAAACTAATTGTTGCTTTTTTCTTACGCTCCATTTTCCCAGTTATAGGATTTCTTTCATCCCAACATGTAATTTCCATTTCTGCATTATTTAAATCTGAAATATCAATTCCAATGTTTATACTTTTAGGTTCTCCTAAGACAGTGCCTTTCGCATCTATATGCATATTTTCTAATTTATCAAGAATAATATCTGATAAGTTTATAAGATCCTCTATCTTTCTCACCTCCTCAGTATTTTATTCTCTTACCACCTTGGGAATTTTCCATTATGTTCTAATCTGATTTTATTAAGCATATCAGCCAATCCAAGCATAAGCGTTTCAATTTCTTCTACGCTATCAAAATCATAAAACTCTTTTGTGCAAATCCCACGTTTTGTACCAGTTGATAGTCCATATTTTGTGCCATCAACTAATCTATATGTAAAAATAATTTCTGCATCTTTGCTATCTTTCTGCATTGATATTCACCTCCTCAAAATCCGAATGAAACAGTGATTTACACTGAACTTAATTCATCGTGTAATTTTCCACATTTCTTACATCTGAAAATGTGTTTTACTGTACTATATTCGTCTATAATTTCGTGAGCTATTTCAACATAATCATGTGACTCACATGGACAGATAAGATTCTCCAAATAAGATATTCTCTGTCTATATTTCAGTTTTTCAACTTCATATTTTGTTCTGTTAATCCACATAAGATCCTCCCATATGTTTATTCTCTATTTGATTTTCATTTTTATTGGAAATTGTGACTCGAATGAATCATAGATTATAAAACAATTCTATATGCAAGTTTCTTCGTAATAAAACCTGATTGGTGTAAGATCATACAAGATAAATGAATGTCATCATATATCAAGTCTGTCATTGTGCAATTCGATAAGATACTGTAACCACGCATAGACTTTGACTTAAAATAAACAGCTTCACCATTATATTCTTCAAATGCTTTGCAATATGTATCCCAATCTTCAACTTCAACAATTCGTGACTGACGATCTCTTATGATATTATCTTTATGAATACTCAAATTTGTCTCAATTACTTGAATCACATTTTCACCTCCAACTATATATTCTCTTATTTATATAAAGTTTTATCTATTTCCTAACTTCCATATTTTTATAAATAACTTTATGAGCACATCCGCTATTACTAAAAGAATCATAAATAATATACCTGGAATAGATAATAAAAATACAACACTTGAAAGAAATTTACCTAAAATATTTCTATTTTTAAATAAATCAACAACAAAATTCTTTATAGAATTGAGAATATATATATTTTCGATATCCGCTTTGTAGGCTATATAGAAACCTGCAAATAATATACTCAATATTACAAATATGCTTAATAAAGAAATTACTGCATTAGAACACATTTTATTTCTCCTTATATTCAATCTACACCAAGAAATGTCAGTTTCATGTACTCTTACTTTACCGATTACCATTGATACCAACATAACCAGGAAGTACAGTTGTAATTGTTGAGTAATTTCCTGCAATATCGTTATTCATCATATGAT